TCGGAGGGCGGCTTGGATGCCGCCATGGAGGGCGCCCTCGCCTCATTCCGCCTGGAGATTCAGACCGGCGCGGAGTGGGATGCGACGACTCCGAACGCCGCCGATGCGGAGCGGCAGATTGCGAGCCTGGCCCGCGCCTATGCGCCGCTGATTGCAGAGTCAGAGCCCGTGCTGGTCGAAGCGCTGCTCAAGGCCGCCGTCGGCAACGGCTGGGAGTTGACGGGGACGCTGGACCTCTACACCAGCGCCGGCCATGTTGACGACCTGAAAACAGGCGCCTTGCCGCGACCCCACATGGCGCAGACCGGAGCCTACGCGCTGCTGCTGGAGGCGAACGACCATCCGGTGCGGAGCGCGGGCATCACCTTCATCAAGCGCGTGCGCGCCGCAAAGCCGCAGCCCGCGCCCATCCGCCGCGAGCACGACGTCCAGGTGGCGAAGCGCGTTGCGTTCTCCACCGCCCACGCCATCATCGAGGGTATGGAGCGTTTCGCGGATGGGCCCCGGCGCGGAAGCCCGTACACGATCCCCGCCAACCCAATGTCCCTCATGTGCTCCCGGAAATACTGCCCCGCTTGGGGCACGGGATTTTGCCGGGAGCACGAGCCCGCCCCGCCATCGAAGGAGGAATAGAATGGGCCTCATCAAAAACCGCGCACCGTCTTTGCGCGAGCGCGGAAAGATCAAGATCGGAATCAAAGGCCAGACGCGCAAATCTCAGCAAGGCACCGAGTTCCAGCCGCCGCAGAAACTCGACCACTTCATCCTCACCACGATGGAGACGGGCGCGGATGGGAACTTCGTCCCCGACTCCGAGCTCATGCAGTCCATCGCCGCGCGCACCGGGCAGGACGCCGCGAAGTTGACGCGCATTCCGGTGCAGCTGATGTTCAACGAGATCGAGCTGAATTTCGCCAGCCGCTACGCCTGCTACACCGGGCGTCTCTGGTGCTCTGGCGACGGCGAGACCGCGCAGCGCATGGGTCCGGACAACCGGATGCAGGCCGTGCCGTGTACCTGCGAGCGGATCGAACGCGGCTATACCGGCAAGGACAAGTGCAAAATCAACGGCAACCTCGCGGTGCTGATTGACGGCGCGCCGGGCATCGGCGGCGTATGGCGGTTCCGCACCACGTCGTTCAACTCAACCGACTCCTTGCTGGCGAGCATGGCCTTCATCTTTCGGATCGCCAGCGGAAAGCTCTCCGGCCTGCCGCTGGAGCTGGTCGTGACGCCGAAGAAAGTAGCCGACCCGCAAGGCAAACAGCAGACCGTGTACGTGGTGGGATTGGAGTATGCTGGCTCGATCAACGACCTGCGCTCCGCTGGAATCCAGATCGCGCGCGAGGAAACGGAAGCGCGCCTCCAGATCGAGACGATGGAAGTCCAGATGCGCCGCATGTTCGCGCCCTCGCCCGACGCGGTGTTCGCGTCGGACGACCCTGAGGACGTGGCGGACGAGTTCTATCCAGACGCGCAAAGCGCCGGCCATGGCGGAGACGCGCCGATCATCGTCGAGCCGGTGGACGAGGAAGACGAGGGCGCGCCAGCCCCGGTGCCAGGACAGCCCGTTGCCGACAAGCCCAAGCGCGGGCGCAAGCCCAAGGCCGCCCCCGCGCTGGCGCCGGAGCAACCCACCGCAACGCCCGCATCGGTGCCGCCGCCCGCGCCTATCGCGCAAGCCGCTCCCGTGCTGGGCGACCCGTTCTGATGCGCGTACAGAGCGTAGTCCCCGTAACATGGCGCGGGGCCAAGCCCGCGTCTCGCCGCATCCATTGGGCGACGACGGCCACGCGCACGGCCTGCAATCGCGCGATAGGCGATGGAGCGGGCTACGCGCACGGTGCGCTGGTGTCATGCAAGCAATGTGCGGCGTTCAACACGCGCGCCGCTCACCACAACCAGCTGATCCGAGCCCAGCACAAGCCAGGCCGGAAGCCAAAGGAGAGATAGCATGCAACTGACGATCCGAAATTTCCGGGGCGTTTCCCATGCGGAAATCACCCTGACCCCGCTCGCCCTGGTATGCGGGCCGAACGCGAGCGGCAAGTCCAGTATCGCCCAGGCGCTCGCCGCCCTGCTGTCCGGGCAGGTGTTGCCCCTGGAGGGACTGCGTAAGGCGGACGCGGCGATGCTCGTGCGCAGCGGCGGCGGCGCGTCGCAGATAGCGCTTGAGCGGAAAGACGAGCGCGGCGAGTCTCGCGCGGCCATCGCCTACCCGCAGGCCAAGCTGACCACGGAGGGCGCGGTTATCCTGTCGTCGCCCATCGCGTGCGGCCTGGAATCGTTGACGGAAATGGACGCCAAGCAAGCGGCGTCCACCATGATCCGATACCTCAACGCGCAGCCCCGCCGCGAAGACCTGGACTCCGAGTTGACCAAGATCGGACTCAGCCCGGAGCACTGCGAAAAACTCTGGAACATGATCCAGGAGTCGGGATGGGATGGCGCGCACGCGCACGCCAAAGAGACGGGCGTAAAGTTCAAGGGCCAGTGGGAGGAGGCGACCGCGGGCGAGCGCTACGGCTCCAACAAAGCGGAGTCGTGGCTTCCCGCCGGCTGGGAAACCGACCTGACCGGCGCGTCGGAAACCAGCCTGCAAGCCGCCGTGACCCAGGCGCGCGAGTTCGCGGACGCGGCGGTGGCCACAACGGCCATCAGCGACGAGCGGCGACGCGAGTTGCAGAACGCAGCCAACCTCGTGGCCGTGCTGCGCCCCAAGCTGGCGGAGGCGCAGAAAGACGCGGACGCCGCCGCGCTGGCGCTCAAGGGTCTCGCGCAGAGCCGCGCAGAGATGCCCAAGCCCGTCGCGCAGGAACAGACCTGCCCGTGCCCCCACTGCGCAAAGCCCGTCGTGATTCGGGGCCAGGCGCTCCACGCTCCGGCAGGCGGAGACACCGAACAGGACGCCGCGCGGGCCAGGGCGTTGGCGGAGATTGACCAGCGCGTGCAAGAGTGGAACAAGGTCTATCAGCCGTTGCCGGAAGAGATTCGCCGGCTCACGGCAGACCTGGCGGTGGCGGAGCGGGCGGCCAAGGAACTGGCGGGCGCCAACGTCGGCGCCTCAGGCGGCGCAGACGCGGACGCGCTCGAACGGGCGCGGCGCGACGTGCAACGCGCGGAAGCCCGGCTATCCGCGCACAAGGCCAAGCTGCGCGCGGATACGCTGCATCGCAGCATCGCCCGCAATCAGGCCGTGGTCGCGCTGCTGGCGGCGGACGGACTGCGCCTGGGCAAGCTGCGCGGGGCGATCAAGGAGTTCAACGGCGCGCTGGCGCCGCTCTGCCAGACCGCGCAGTGGGGCGTCGTCTCTCTATCGGACGACCTGACCGCGTGGTACGATGGGCGTCCGTGGACGCTGCTTTCCGTGTCCGAGCGGATGCGCGTGCGGGTCACGCTGCAAGCGCGCATGGCCGTGATGGACGGGGCTCACGCGCTGGTGTTCGACGCCGCCGACACGCTGGATCGCGCGGGCCGCAACGGGCTGATGCGCCTGATTCGCAGCGTCGGAGTTCCCGCGCTGGTTTGCATGACCATCGTTCCCGCGCTCGGCCAACCCGACGCGCGAGCTCAAGCGCCCGTCCTCAAAGGCGAGGCGGGTCGCACGTACTGGGTCGAAGGCGGAACCGTGGAGGCGCTATGATCCCGGAACGGCGCAAGGGCCAGTCGAATAGTTGGCGCGTTTGTGCCGGATGCGCGCGGAGGGTGGGGCTTGCGCCTATGATGTTTCAACTTGCGCCCGGCCAAGCCGACGTTGAGCGCGGATCGGGAGGAGTCGTCCACGTGTGGAATCGCAGCGTTCCGGCCAAGGCAGGGTACTGCCTTGGCGTTTCCGACCGCCGCAAACAAAAGGAATCCTGATGGACACCTTCTGGCACTGGCTTCAAATCTTCGGCGCGTTCTTCGCCGCTGGCGCGCTGGCGCTCGGCGCCCTGGCCGAGTGGGCGGCGTGGTTCAACCGGCGGCGCGCCATCCATGGCGAGCGAGCGAGAAAGCTGCGGTCCGACATCTACGCCGGGAGAAAACCATGACACTCCGAGAACTGCTGACCGCCATCGTCGCGCACCGTCCCTCCTGCGCTCCGACCGCTGGCACGATTCGGTTTCTCTCTGCGGCGTGGATCCGGACGTGATCCGGGAAGAGCTCAAGCGCCGCTACCCATGGATGCGAGGAAAAGACGATGGAACCGATGCGTGACTCCGACTGCCCGCACCCGCAATGGCTGGTGAAGGGCCGCACGGACGATGGGCGCGTAATCAACGAGTGCATGGACTGCGGCCACGTCGAACACCTGGCGCCGGAGGATGCGGCGCTGTTTCGCAGCGAACCTGACGCCCCGGAGGGCTAGATGAATGCGACCATCCTTGTCCTGCTTATGCTTGCTGCTGGTGTCGTGCTCGTTGCAGTCGTCGCAGGCATGGCCGCCGCGCTCCGCACCTACAGCGACGATCACGGCTGGTGGTGCGGAGGGGACTGCGACTGTCGTTTGGCTATCAGCTCGGCCCAGCGCGAGCCTGAAACCTACGCTGAGCGGGTCTGTCGAGAGTACGATGAATGGAGATGGAGGGAGGAGCAATCCGCAGACACAAGGCGACTACAGTGGAACCATTTCAGTTGCAGATGGGATGAATGCCCGTTCCACAGCGGGCCGCGCAGCGAACTTGACGCCCAGGAGGGCTAACATGGATGCGCCATCTATTGCCGCTATTGTTAGTGTCTGCGTTATCATCCTCGTCGCCGCCGCCATCTGCATTGTTATCTACTTCGGCGACCTTCTTCGATTCGAGTCCAGAAGTCACGGCTGGCTCTTCGCCCACAGTTGCGACTGCCAGAGTGACGCTCCGCACGACGCTCCGCACGACGCTCCGCGCGATTGAAGCCGAGCACGGCCTGCCGGTGGGTATGCTCCGCGCCGTGTGGTCGCGCGAGTGCTCAATGCAGGACCCGTGTCCAGACGGCGATGCGGGCGAGCGCGGTCCGATGCAGGTCATGCCCAGGACGGCGGGAGATATAAGCTGCGCCGATGGATGGGAGTCCGGGGCCGAGAATTTCCGGTGCGCGGCGATCTATCTGCGCAGCAGGGTCGAACGATGCGGCCCGCGCATGGAGGCGCTAGGAGCGTACAACGCTGGCAATCGGTGCCCACGATCTAGCTACGCTCAGGACGTGTACGGGCGGATGTTTTCATGGAGCCCAAAATACTCTGACGCCCTCCTTGGTCGGGTAGTGGTTACGGGTCAGCCCAGCAGCTTCATTCCTGCAAAAGTTCCACCTGGCCCAACTTCGCGTCCGTCGGACGCGCCGTTGGTTTGCGAGACGAGAAGCTCAAAATAATCCCCCGGTGTGACGACCAGCATTGGTGTAGCCAACACGGCGCTGGGGCGGATGTTGAGTGATGTGGATGGCCGCGCTTCAAAGTATGGAGCGCCATTGAAGTCTGCTCCATTTTTGGTCAGCCTCGCCCCATACGGGTTGTAGTCGCTGTTGATTTCAAATCGAAAGCCCGCTTGTAACTGGACGCGCGTTATTCCCGCCGGAACGGTCAGCCGGGTGGGGTTACCGCCCCCGATCTGAAGAATGTTGTCGGTGTCGTAAGTCGCCACCGTCCAGATGATCGCTGTTTCGACGCCGCTGCTTATATCTTGCCCGACGCTGAGGGTGGCGAGCGCGCCGCCCGTTTGCAGCGTGGCCACGTCCGCTTGCAGCGTGGCCACGTCCGCTTGCAGCGTGGCCACGTCCGCTTGCAGCGTGGCCACGTCCGTTTGCAGCGTGGCCACGTCCATTTGCGACACGACTTCAACGTCGCGCCACGTCACGGTGTCTAGCCCCACCGTCGCGTCAATGCGGTAGCGGTCCACCGCCATGTAGGCGCGGAACGATCCGTCCGCGTTGCCCGTGAAGGGATTGGAAATCCCAACCGTCAGCGCGTAGTCGGAAAACAGCGATGCGTCGCCGCCGTCGGACTCGCGCCGGATGCGCACCGACGGCGAGGCGAGCACGCGAATGTCGCCGTCAACCTCAAGCGCGGCGAGCCCGTTGAAAACTCCGGCGGTCATTGTGCGGGCTCCGAAACGTCGCAGCCGACAGTGGCGAGTAGGTCGCGGCGGCGCTGGTACTCTGCCGCGCCGGTGTGCTGGATTGCGGCCTCCAGCGTCAGCCGATCATTGACCAGTTGCGCAATCGCCTCCGCCGCTTGGCGCGGAACGCCCGCACATTGCAGAGCGATTTGCGCGCGCGTGAACGCCTCCGCCGCTGCCGCTCCGATCAGCGCGTCAACCGCCGCCTCCATCGCCTCGCACTCGCGCACGTCGAAGGCCGCGCGCCCACCGTCGGACGAGCCTGCCGGCTCCGCGAACTCCGGCGCGGAACTGACGTTCCAGGGCCAGGATTGGCCCGAGCACGAGGCAAGCGAAAAAAGCAGGGCGAGCACGGCAAGCTGCCAGCGGACAGCGCGGGCGAAGCCGCGCGTGAACAGTGGACGGATCATGGCGGACCTCGCTGTCAGTCGTTGTGCGGATCGTCCATCGCTGGTTGTGGCGGCGTGTCGTCTCCGCCGGGGAGCGGGCCGGTCGTGACCGCGCGCAGCGCGAGGTTCACCCCGACCAGGAGCATCGCCACCACGGCGTCCACGACCTCGCCGGGCACGTCCAGTCCCATGCGCGCGACGCCCCATGCGACGATCACGGTGAGGTTGGTTGTCACCGTTTTGGTTCCGGGCGGCGGCGCATGACCCGTCGCCATCGCCTTGTATCCCTGGTACGCGGCCAGGGCGAGTTGCAGGACAGCGTTCATGCTCAACTCCCTCGAATGAAAGTCCACAACGCGACACCCGCGCCGGCCAGCATGGCCCAGCCGGTGACGAGTCCGTAGCGCCAGAACTCCAACGCGCGCAGCCGGCCCGAGTGATTGTTCAGCCGCTCCACAACATCCTCGCGGAGGCGGGACTGCTCCTGCTGGACGCCGCGCATCGCTTCTTCCAGGCGCGCGAGCGTTTGCCCTTGCTTTACCTGTTCGGCGCGCAGCTCGCGAACGTCCTGAAGCGTCGGCTCCATCAGGCGCCACCCGCGCCCGCCCACCACGACCGCACGTCGAAGCCTGGGCATTCGGTTGCCGCCAAGTCGCGGTGCCCCATCACGGCGGCGCACGGCAGGGCGTAGAGCCCGCACAACCAGCGCAGCGTCACGGTCAAGGCGGAGATTTGCGCGGGCGTGAACAGGCCGCCCTCGCCCACCATGCAGATACCGAGCGTGTCATGGTTGTGGTCCTTGGCGTGCGCGCCTTGTTCCTCGTGCGGACGGCCGGCCTTGACCTCGCCGCTGCGCTCGATCACGTAATGGTAGCCCACGTCGCGCCAGCCGTTGCGTTCGACGTGGAACCGCTTGATCGCCTCCATACTGTCCAGCGGGCCGAAGTCCGGCACGGCCCCGAGCGCGGAGTGGTGGACGATGATGCGGTTGATCTTGCGGGTCATGGCGCAGGTCTCCTGTAGGGTTATAGCGCATGCGGTTAGCGATGGTCAATCGCCTCGTACTCATACACGCCATCGCCGTTTTCCGTGACCTCGATCACCTGCAAGTCCTGCGCGGACTGCCCGCCCGTGTCGTCCTGAAGCCGATGGTGCGACAGCGTGAACACGTCCCCGGTGCGCAGCGCCTCGTCTTTAGCCCCGAGAGAGAAGCGGATGCGCCGCGTCACGGGCGCGCGGCGGTTGAGCAGCGCCTGCGCGCGGGCCACGGCTTTGGCCGTTTCCGCCGCGCCGATCCAGCGCGAGAAGACTTGCAACACGCGCGTGTCGCCGAATCCATCGGCGGACTCGGCTTCCGCATCAATCTCTATGTGGACGGCGGAGAAGTTGATCTTGTCGTTCAGCGCGCCCGCCGGATTGATGATCCCGAAGTAGAACTCCACACGGCTGATGCGGCGTTGCGTCCAGTCCTCGCCGTTGTAGGTATCGGCCAGCACGTGCTCCGCATCGGTGAGCGCCGCCACGGGCGCGCGTCCCGCGTCCAGGATGCGCAGCTTGATTTCCTGGTCAATGTCGTCCCACCACAGATACATTTGCGTCTGCTGGACGATCTCATTGATTAACGTGCGCGCGCCGGTCGGAAAGGCAATGACCGCAGCGAGCGTGAATCCGGGCAGGAACGACGCGCCTTCGGATTGCCAATCCGTGTACGGGATGAATGCCGGATTGACGTTCGACACGTCTTGCAGCAAGTCGCGTATGATCTCCCACGGCGGGCCGGATAGTTCTTCTGCGTTCTGAAAGATTTCGCCTTCGGGATGCGGGTCCGCATTCGTGTTGTGCTGGGCGCGGGTCAGGCGGAAGGCGGGGACTTCGGTGTCGAGGATTTCGCAGATAGCGCTTGTATTAGATGATATAAAACGGCTATTGCCGACAAGCTCCCATGTAGAGCCGTTCCAATGATAGCGTTGGAGTAGTTCATTTGTGCTTGCAATGAAAGCAACGTCTGTGTCTGAAAGGCGGGCGAGGGCGACGGAGCCTCCAAGGAATGCCACCGTCAGTCCGCTGCCGACAAGCTCCCATGTAGAGCCGTTCCAATGATAGCGCCGGAGGGAGTCGTTACCAGTATCAATGAAAGCAACGTCTGTGTCTGAAAGGCGGGCGAGGGCCGCGGGAAGCCCGACGCCGCTAATATTGAGTCCGCTGCCGACAAGCTCCCATGTAGAGCCGTTCCAATGATAGCGCCGGAGGGAGTCGTTGATCCCATCAATGAATGCTATGTCTGTGTCTGAAAGGCGGGCGAGGGCTGGGATTCCCCCGGCTGCGTCAATCACAAAATCCGCGTTGATTTGAAACCAATCTATTCCGTTAAAATGATAGGTCCTAAGAGTTTTGCTATTTGTCTCAATGAAAACAACCCCATTAAACATCGTCGCATCAAACCCGACAACCTCCTGACCCACCGATGCAATCCCGCTTGCCGGATACTCCGCCGCCACCGCGCCCGGAGGCTCGATAGATACGACGGTCTGCCGATCGTCAATCGCAAAACCCAGCCGCCCCGTGGTGCGCACCGGGAACGTCGCGCGGTCGTCGTCCGCCAGCTTGAGAATGTCCTTGCCGACGATCTTGACGCGCCCTTGCCCATCCGGCCCCTCCCATCCATCAATGATATAGGTGCGGCGGCGTAGGTTCGCCAGTACCTCCGCTTCCGTCCATGCGGGCTGACCCTCCGGCCCCACGGCGGGCTCCCAGGGCAGGTACCCGGTGTAGACGTGCATCAGGCGTCCGTTGTAGTGCGGGTTGCGCGCGCGCAGCTTGCCGAACAGGGTGCCGCGCTCGTACGGGTCGTACCCGTCTTCATCGGTTTGCGCGGCACCGGTAAGCCGCTCCGCCACGTACTTGTCCGCGCCGCGGTCATGGTGCGGCGCGTCGCGCATCGCCACACTGCACGTCGCGCGCTTGCCCAGGCTCTCGCCTGGATCAATCAGCGTCGGGTTCAGGTCCACGTCCACCAGCAGCGGATACGCATCTATCGAGCGCGGCCATCCGTCAACTGGCTCGATGAAGCGGTAGACCTTGGCCTCCGGCGTGTAGTTGGCCGTGTCCTGGCAGGTGCCGAACGTGTTGTAGCATTTGCGCACGCCCGTCCCGCCCAGCACGGCGGCGCACGGCGCGACGCTGTACGTCAACGCGCAGAAGTCAAGCTCCAGCTCAACCATGCGCACGAGACGGCGCCCGGAGCGGAGCTTTGCGGTATCGAAGGTCACTCGGAAAACCTCACTCGGAAAACCTCACGACAGTATCCCCGCTGCGTTGATGGTCAGCGCGCCCGTCACCGTGGACGTGTAGGACGATCCGGGTTGATCGGTGGCCCAAGCGTAGAGTACTTCGGCTTGCTCGATCCCCGCCGCGCCGTCCACGTCCTGGGCTGCGAAGAAGAAACCGAATTGCTCAATCTGTCGCAGCGTCGGTTCCCACTCCGCGCGAATCCACGCCGGGTCAAGGCCGCGCACGTTCAGCCGCAAGTCCGCGCCCTGCGATATGACCGTGCGCCCGGTGAACGCGCCGCGCTCCGCGCGCTCTGTCGCGTAGCGCACCGTGCGCGACCAGTATGGCGGCGTGAAGCCTGCGCCGATGGGCGACGGCAGGCGCAGCGCCTTGCCCAGGTGGATCACGCCGATGCTCACGGCCTCCGCGCTGAACACGCGCACGCGCCAGGCGCCGGCTTCCACGTCGTCGAACAGGATCATCAGCGGGCTTGAGTCAGCCGGCATGAAATCCGACGACGCATCAACCCACGACGAGCCGCCGTCCGTGCTGTACTGCGCCTTGACCGTCGCACCCCGCGCGTGCAGGTCGTGCGCGGCGATGCCCAGATAGTTCACCAGCGGCAGGCCGGGAACGATGCAACGCGCCCATTGCTCGCCTGCCGCGCCGGGCCGCCAGAAATCGTGCGTCAGCCCCTCCTTTGTCGCGTTGAGCACCGCGCCCCCGGCCTCAGCAGATGCGGTGACGGTTGCGCCCGCACGGCGGAAGATCGTGTCCACGCCGAACACGCCGGGATAGCGGGCGAACGGATCGCCGTCGCCCTGCAACTGTGTATTGTAGGCCAGGACAAGGCTCATGCTATCACCCCCGCCATTCGCGCCCGCGCGCGCACCCGCCTCATACGATCACCAGATGGAAAGTCGAATCGTCGCGCAGCTCGTCCCGTATCTGTTCGACCAGACCACGCACCTGCCGGCGCGTGAACGTCGCGTTGTCGGAGCCGTTGAGCGTTACCGTCATGGTGCGCTCGCCACCTTCACCGCCGCGCGCAGTGACGGTCTCGCCCGTCTGCAACACGCCCAAGCCCTCGTCCGGCGCCATACCCGGCAGGCGCAGCAGGTCTTGGGGGCGCAACGGGCCGTCGCTGCCCTCGTGGAAAAGGCGGGGGAGCCCTGGGAAGATGATTCGGCTGTCGAATCCGCCTCCGCCTCCGCCTCCGCCGCCGAACGGGTTGAATTTGCGGATCACGTCAATGAGGGTCTGAATGCTATCCCCAAGCCAGCGGAACACGTCCCGCAGCGCCTGCATTCCGTCCGCAAGAAAGCTCCCGACGTTGTTGAGCACGCGCATGACGCTGATGAGCGCGCCGATGATGAAAGTCAGCACGCGAATCACCGGGACCAGCACGGCGGCGATGATTTGCGCGAGAAACCGAATCAGCGGGCTCAACTCCACGAGAAGTATCGCAAGCTCGCGCAGCAGCGGCTCCAGCGCCTCGAAAACCGGCTGAAAGATTTCGATCACGTCCAGAAGGATTGCACCCAGCGCCTCCACGATGGGGATCAACCCGCGCACGATGGGTTCTATCGCGGGGCCAAGCGCCTCAAAAATCGGAACCAGCACGTCGGCAATCACTTCGACCAGCGGCTCCAACATTTCGACCAGATTCTCCAGCGCCTCTTGCACCTTGGGGTTGTTCAGCGCGCGCTGGAACGCCGTGCCGATGATCGCGCTGAACCCCGACCGGATCAGGTTCACAACGCCGCTGAGCACGGACTTTGCGATGTTGCCGACCATTCGCCCAATCTCGCCCGGCGCAGCCGTCCCGCTCAGCACGTTGAACATGCGCAGCCAATCGCGCCCGAACCCGCGCGCGACGCCTTGTAGGAAGGTCAGTTCCTTCGCCTGCTTTCGAGACCATTCCAGGGACGGCGCGCTGTTTTCCGTCGCGCCCAGCACCGCGAAGCCCGCGTTTTCGGCGGCGTCCGCGAAGGTTTTGAAATGGAACTGGTTCTCTTCCAGGAGCCGCTTCTGTTCGCGCAGATACTCCACATAGGGCAGTGAGTTCTCCGTCGCGCCCAGCGCCGCGAAGCCCGCGCGCTCCGCCGCTTGAGTAAAGGTCAGCAACTTGTCGAACGCCTCGTCCGCGTCCTTCTGCATTTTCTTGAGCTTTGCGGATATGTCCTCCACAACGGGCGGAATCGTGCTCATGCCCCCGCCACCGCCGCCTTTGTCTCCCGACATTTTCTCTGCCGCCCGGCCCGCATCCTCCATGGCCGTCGCGGCCTTGCGGATGCCCTCGCGCTCCAGGTCTATGAGCTTGCCACGAAGCGAGTCCGCCATATCCTGCAAGCGATGGCCTTGTCCGACCAGGCCCATCACCTTCTGCGCGACCTCCACGGCGGCCAGTGCCAGTGCCAGCAACCGCTCGCGCAGCCACTCGATCACGTTGCGGATGAGGTCTGTGATAGCGTCGCCCCAGCCGACCCACACGGCGGTCAGCAGCCCGGCGGCTGCGATGGTCAGGCCAACCGGACCCGTCGCCACAACAAAGACGGCGGCCAGAACTTTGGAGAACAATCCAATCGCCAGCAGGATAGGGCCTGCGGCGGCGAACAGCGCGGCGATGGTTGCGGCGAAGCGCACAAATCCCGCATCCGCGTCGGAAATCCAGCGCACCGCCTGGGTAAACACATGCGCCGCCGTGGTGGCGAATTCCAAGATGCCGGACGATGCGACGGCGATAGCGAGCCCTTCAAGCGCGCTGCGCAGTTCCACCACGGCGCCTTTGAAGCCCTCCATCTGGACGCCTGCGATGCGGGCCGCGGTACCGCCGCTCTCCTCCATGCGCTCGGTGAACGTGCGCAGCGCAGCGCCACCCTGCGCCATGAGTTCGATCATCGCCGGGCCGGCGCGCTGGCCGAACATTCCCATCATGTCCGCCGCGTCCAGACCGGCGGCGCGCATGGCGTCCAGAATGTCGGGCAACGGCTTGATCTTGCCGGCGGCGTTGAACGCGCTCTGGCCCGCTTCCTCCAGCGCCTCGTTGATCTTCGACGTTGGAGTGATGAGTTCGGCAATCGCGCGTCGCAGCGACGTTCCCGCCATGGCGCCCTGTATGCCCGCGTTGCTTAGCAAGCCGACGGCGGACGAGGCCTGTTCGACGCTCACACCGGCAGCGCGCGCCACGGGCGCCACGAACTTCATCGCCTGCCCGAGTTGCAGCACGTCTGTGTTGGCGGACGCGGCGGCTGCGGCGAGAACGTCCGCCACGCGCCCGGACTCCGATGCGGCGATGCCGAAGCCCTGCATGATGTTCGACGCTATGTCCGCCGCCGCTCCAAGCTCAAGTTGACCGGCAGCCGCAAGGTTGAGCATCCCAGGCATGGCGGCGATGATTTCATTTGCGCCAAAGCCCGCGCGGGCCAGGAAGGCCATGCCGTCCGCCGCTTGACCGGCGGAGAACACAGTCGTCGCGCCAAGCTCGCGCGCTTGGGCTTGGAGCGCATCGAAGTCGGAGCCCGTCGCGCCCGAGACGGCGCGCACCAGATTCATCCCTTGCTCAAAATCCCCCGCCGCTCCAAGGATAGCCTTGCCCATCAGAGCGATGGGCGCGGTCACGCCGATGGACAACACGCCGCCGATGCGCGTCATGTTGTCGCCGAACTTGTTCAGCCGCGCGGACAAGCTTTTGAAGCTCGTCTCCAGACCGCCAGCCGCGCGCTTCGCGCCCGCAATCCCGCGCTCAAGGCCCTGGTCGTCCGTGCGGAGTTCTAGGACTGCAGATCCAAGCGCTTCAGACACGGGGTGCCTCTTGGGGCTTCTGCATCACGCCGATACCCATGGCGCGCAGCATTTCAGGTGTGGCCGGGCGAGCGCGGGCGCGGCCCCTGCCTCCTTGCGCGTCGCGCACCCATCCGCGCACGATGCGCTGCGCGGCGTCTTTCTTGAGCTGGCCGCTTCCGACCTGGACGACGCGCACAGCGGCCATGGACTCGCGCGCGATCAATCCCGGTATCGCCTCCAGGTACAAGCGCAGCACCCATCCCGGCAGGTCTAGCCACGCTCCGGGATCGCCGCCGTAGAAGCGCTGGAGGCCGGGGACGACGTCGGCCCATTCTCCGGGGCGGACGGCTCGCCCCGCGCGTTGAAAAAAGCGGCGATGATCCGCATTCGAGCGCCGAACTTGACGCGCGTGGCCACGTCGTCCGGGAGCGGCAGGATGCGCGTGAAGATGGAGTCCATCCCGCTCTGCGCATCCGCGATCTCCGCTTCCGTCGCGTCCGGCTTGTCGGACAGGGCCATCACGCGCTTGCCGGTCGTGCTCAAGCGGTGCTGGTCTTTGAGGCTGAAGTCGTCCATGTCCGCCAGCGGGTAGTCGTGCCCGTCAATGCGCACCACGTCGCGCGGCGTGTCGGTGTCCAGCGTCAGCAGCGTCTTGGGATCGGCCATGAGTTTCCTCTTCGCCTTGGGGGTTGTTGTCGGAGGGGTTGTCAGGTGGGTTGTCATGCGTCGTGATCGCAATCCCGAGATTGGCGCACAGACGCTCAAGCTCCGCGCGCTTTTCTTGCAGCGAACGGCGATGCGCGCGGAGCGCCGCCTTGTGTCCCGCTATTTCCGCCAGCAGGCGGGACACGGCATCAGGTGGCGAGCGCATCTTGAGAGACGATGCGCCCGAACCGGAACTCGTCGGAGCTGGCGTTGATATCTTCCAGCAGAACCCATTCCATGTTGAGCATCGCCGGTTCGCCTTTCTGGAACGTCAGCTCGGTGGAGCCTTCCGGGCGGGCGCGCGGGAACTCGTACTGATTCTTCATCCCATCGCCGTAGGGCGAGACGCCGCGAATCAGCAGCGCGCGCTCCACGACTTCCAACCCTTTGTAGAGCGCGACGGAACGATACCCCGCCACGCCCGCACTCGCCGCCACCTGCGACACGACGTTGAAGTTGAGGCGCTGACGGTATTGCTCCAACGTCAGGTCCACCAGCGAGAAGGAGAGCATGTGACCCTCCTCCGTGCGGAAGCTCTTGAGGATTCCGGTGCTCCCAAGCCCGCGGAAGTCCTCCACGGTTTCCTCGTGAGTGATCGTCACGCCGTCTTCCGCGTACTCGCGCGAGCCGAGCGTCCCGACCAGCGTCCAATTCCCTCCGGGCGGGCTGGCGTCAACCGCAGGGAAGGCCTCGCCCACGGGCGCGACGTATACCTCCAGCGGCGCGGCGATGATCTCATACGGTGCGGACATGGTGCCCTCGCTATGCAGCCGCCAGCTCGCTGGACAGCACTTGATAGGATTCGAGGACGCCAGGCCACTGCGCGTCCCCGTCAATGAACGTGATGCTGGCGCCCGCCGGGCGAATCCAATGCACGAGTACGGCGGAAGCGGTGCGGCGCTGAACCGCTCTGAAGGCGCCCCTCAGGGCGCGTCGCACGCGGCCCGCCTCGTATGTGTTCTCGCCGTAGCACAGGGCGTCAAGCCGCTGCGCCTGCAATTCAATCGTCCCGGTCGTGTATGACGGCTCCACGCCTCCGCTTTGCTTGAGCACCAGCGCCTTGCGCGGCATGGACGCGGAGTCAGCCTGTGGCAGGCTCTCCCCGTACACGCGCGCGCCTACCAGCGCGGCCACGCTGGCGTCCGCCTTGGCTATGGCGATCACGGCGGCGAGCGCATCGGCAACGGCGGTCATGCGCCCTCTCTGTAGGCGGCGCGGATGTTCTCGGCCAGCGACGGGTAGATCGCATCGGCGGCTGGTCGCAAGTACGGCCGGGGCGGAATCGTCACCGATGCGGCGGAACGGAACTCGCCTCCGACCTGGAACGCGAGACGCGCGGCGCTCTTGGGGCGGATCGTTCCGCCAAGCTCGTGGATCAGCGCGTACACCACGTCTGCCGATCCCCATGTTCCGCGCACGCCGCGCCCGGCCACGCGCGCGAACTGAATGATCTTGATCGAGCCTTCCAGGATGCCGGTCTGATTCCGCCAAGCGTGATTGTTCTTCGCCTGGACGACGGTCTGCGACAGAGTGCGGTTGACGCCGGTGATCTGCGCTCGGCGCGCGCGCGCGAGCACCTTGGCGCCGTTCCACTCCAGTCTCGATCCGCGCTTCGCCATCACGCCACCCTCAACACGCTGTACTCTGTGTGGTCGTGCTTGTGCTGCGGCGCTTCCAGCGCCAGCGGCCCCGCCCACAGCACGGCTCCAAGCCTGTCCTCCACGCGGGCGATCCGGTCAAGTTCCGTCAAGTCCGCGCCCAACGGGACGATCATCCGCACGTCCTCCACCAGCTTGTCCCGGTCAACGTCCACTACATGCCGCCGTGCCCGAGACCAGACCCTGCATGGTATTGCCGCGGGCTGCTCAACCCACGTCGGCGGATCGGGCTGCCCGTATGGATTGCTCGTCGCAGTCGTGTTGCGCTGGACAACCGCTCGCATCGTCATTTGCTGCCGCGCGAGGCCGCCGGCCATCAGAACAGCGGCGCTTGGCCGCCCCCCTTGAGCGGGAGCATGGCGGACTCGATCATCGCCGCGCGGTCTCCAATGTCCGTCGTCACGTCGCCATACTTCTCACTCTTGGCGCCGGTGAACTTGAGGGCGATCTTGACCAGCTCCAGTTGCACGCCCTTGCGCATCGTCAGGTCAACGTCCGGCTCGTACACGACCGTTACCAGCGGCGCCCAGCATGTCGTCAGTCGAATCAGGCGCCGCCCCTCGTGGAGCGTGTAGTCGGCTTCGACCAACTCCGTCACGTCGCCCTCATAGCTCGATTGCTCCGACACGCTGGTGATCGTGTCCGCGTTTCGCGGAAGCCAAAGCTCCCGCCCGTGCGGAACGTCGTTCCTGCCCAGCGCGTCGTACACCAGCGTCTGCGCTCCGACCGCTCCGACGGCGCCATTGATGCGCGCCTCCGCCGCGTCCATCAGGTCTTGCAGCCGCGCGTCCGCCAGGTCGGTTTCCAGGAAGCCGCGCAGCTCGGTTGGGGTCAGCAGGGCCATGGGTCACGCCGCGCTCAGGATGCTTCGATCACGGCGAGTTCGACGTTGGCGGCGTCGTCCAGCGTGAACGTCACGTCGCCGTTCGGATCGTTGAACAGGCTTGGGGGAAACAGGCCGATGTAGCGCGTGTTGTTCGCCGCCACGGTCACGACTCGATCCTCCACGTCCTCGCCCGCGACGTTGCGGCTGATCGCGAAAGTCAGCACCACGTCCGATGCGCCGTTGACAACCTTGAGGATCGCGCGCCCGGAGTTTCGGAACGCGAACTGGTCATCCTCTGAAGTCGTCGTATCGTTCGACAGGTTCAGGCCCGCGCGGGTCACGCGCTGGGGAATCAGGCGGTCAATCACTTGTCACCCCCTTTCTTTTCGGACTTGTTCGAGGAAGGCTTCGCGGCCTTGTTCTCCGGGGCGGGCGCGGCCTTGACCTCCACGCCCGGAAGCGCGCCATCTTGCAGGCCCATGGCCTCGCCCTCGTCGTCGGGAATGTCGTGTCCGGGCGGGCCAACGTATACGCGCCCCGCCGGATCGCCGGGAAGGACGGCCTTGCCGCCGATGGTTTTCCACACGCCATGCTTGAGCTTCATGCCGGTTCCTCGGTCGGATAGAATCGCTGGCCCCATGCGGAGCCGTCGAAGATGAACTCGTGCCCGGTGTCGCGCTCGATGAACGTCGAGCCCGCAGGCACGTCGGTTGTCGGCTTGCTGTCGCTGGCCAATCCAACATACGCGTGCGGCGTTGCGATGCGCGAGGCGGTCATGGGTTGCGCTCCTAGCTGTCGTCAACCGGCTGCGCGACGCTCAGCCCGGCGAGGGTGTGGTTGCCGATGAAGCGGACGGTCGAGGCCACGCGCAGCTTGCCCGCGACGAGCGTGTTGCTCTCCGATGCGAAGCGACAGGCGGTGACCATGCCGGTCGTGTTGGTCTCGCCAACGTCAATGAAGAAGTTCGCGGGATCGTCTCCGTTTTCCAGCACGCCGAACGTGCAATTCTCCACCAGCAGTCCGGTCTGGAATACGGGGGCGTACAGGCCGCGTTCGGCGCAGTAATAGAAGTAGCAGTCCTTGAACACCGTCTGCGAGATCGGATCGGCGCCACCGCTCCCGGTCAGGCGCGCCCCGGTCGTGGCGGACGCGAAGATGCAGTCAATGAACCGCGTGTCCACGTGCTGGAACGCGGACTCGGGGTCCATCAGGAGTCCGTTGGCGCCGCCGGCCATGCGACACCCGGCGACGACGATGCGCCGCGTGTTGCCTGTGATCTTGAGGCCGGAGCCGGTGCCGCGCCCGCTCATGTTGAGGTTGATGAGGGTGATGTCGGACGCGCCGTTGATCGTGACCCCGCTTCCGTTCGGTGCCAGGCCAGTGATGCGCACGGTTCCGCGCGCGCCCACTCCCACGATGTTGATCCCCGACTTGGTGCTTGGGATCACGATATCCTCGTCGTACTCGCCCCGCTGGAGGTACACGGTGTCGCCCGGCTGGGCCGCGTCAATCGCGGCTTGCGCGGTTCCCGCCACGTCCGCCACACGGCGTCGCCCGAACGGGTCCACCGGGCGCGGGACTCCGTCAACGACGATCACTCCACCCTGGATCAGAGACATGTCCTACCTCGCTAAGCCTTGGCCGCCGCGCCTTGCGGCGCCTTGGCTTGTGGAGAGTTCGCGCCGTACACGTTGGCGCGCCAGAGCGCGGACGGCGAGGGTGCATCGCAGGCGGCGCACACGAGCGCCCCGTCTTTGAGCACATACGCCGCATGCTTGCAGTTGTCTTTGCCAGCCATGGTTACAGCCCCGTCACGGTGCAGAAGGCCGCGCCGCGGAATCCGACCAGCGACCAGCGCGTGTCGGCCCGGATCGTGCGCTTGCCTTCCTTGAACTGGTCTCCGACGTATCCGATGTCCACGGTGATGCCGCGCCGCTCGAAAAGCGAAATCCAGGCGGGCATGAACGATCCGACGACGGCGGTTCCGGCGGTATCCGCGTCTTGCTCCACCACGGGCAGGCCCCAGATGCGAGCCGGACCCGCCTCGCTGGGGTGGCCCCAGATGTACAGGCCGTCCACGGTGCGCAGCAGGCGGATGTTCTGCCAGTCTGTGGAGTGGATCACCACATGCGTCGGGATCGCGCGGCCCGTGACGCGCACCAGCGTCATGGCCTTCATAATCGCGTCCGGCACCGGATCGCCGCCCTTGGCCTGGGTCTGAATCCCGGTGAACGCCTTGATCCCGCGCAGGTTGGGCGGCGTGTTGTTTCCCAGCAAGCATTGCAGGTCGAGACGCTGGCGGAGCCCGAAAGTCAGGCGGCTTTGCAGGTAGGAGCTGACCATCGCCACGTCCTCCAGTTGCTCGTCGGTGACGGGCACGGAGTCCGTGATCTTCTCCACCGCCTGCGTGCGCTCGGTGAGCTGGAAGGTGGATTCCGCGAACGCCACACCTTCCGCCTTCTCGGCCGCGGCGTGCGTCCGCGTGGTCTCCTCCATGTACTTGATCGCCTCCTGGCCCGTGCGCGACACGGGGATGATATCCAGGAGTTGCACCGGGCGCGTCACGGCCTCGACAAATCCCGGCAGGCGCACGGACTCCGGCGCCCATCCGGCAGTCGTCTCGAACAGGGTCTTCATGCCGATGGTGTTGGGCGCACCCCCCTGAGCCAGGTAATCCGACGGAAAGAAGTCCTCGAACTTGATGCTCAGACCACCCTTGGCGCCGCGCTCGTGCCACGCCTTGAACAGCGCGTGCTCTTCGACTTGCTGCGCGATGGACTTGCGCTCGTGGCCGCGTCCGCCCTTGCCTCCGGGTTGGTCCACCGCGCCGGGGAGTGGGGGCCGGTTGCGCGACTGCGACAGCATGTCGTGCGCCTTCTGCGCGTCCATCAGGGATTCGCGCTCCTTGCCGGCGGCGGACATCTCCGCGTTCTTGCGTCCGATGTAGTCCGCGATCTGCGCGGGCGTCTTTCCTTTGACCTCGGGATTGACAGACTTCTCCGACGCGAGGCGGAACTCCATCCCGCCGTCGGCATTCTTCGCCGCATCAAAGATCGCCCCGACCTCGTTCTGAATCGAGATCAGCTTCTCGTCTGCGGCTTTCAGTTCGGTGATGGTGGGCATGGCGCCTCGGGATGCATGGGTTGCATCCGCGTTGACCAGGCGCCTGCGCCAAGTGCTGCGGAATGTGGTGCTTCTTACTTCACATCGTCAGTTCCGTCGCGCGGGTCACGACCCGCTCAATGCAACTCGTCACGGCGAGGATTGCACGAGGCAATCCAGTCTGTCAAGGGCTCGCCACGATGCGCCGCGCACGGCGATGAATGTCTTGCTGGCGCGTGTGCATGAAGTCCGCCAGCGCGCGCTCCGCCGCTGCGTCCGGCTCAGATTTGACCGCCTCGTTCGCCGCCGCTTCGCACAGTTTGAGAAACGCGCCGATCTCTTGCGACAGCGCTTTGAGTTGCGCCACGCGCTCCGGGCTCAGCTTGCGGCCTTCTTCCGAGCGCAACTCCTTCAACTGTTCAGCGCGTCGGATCACGTCGCGCACGTCCGCGGTCACGGCCTCGATCTGCTCCGCGAACTGGCGGCCCTTCATCGCCAGCGTGCGCGTGCCCTCGCCCGCGCCGCGCAGCACCGGGCTTATCTCGTACACCTTGAGCGCCTTGAGGAACCGCACTTGACGCCCCTCGTGCTGGCCCTGGCTGCTGTCCAGGATGGAGAAGCCATAGCTCCACTCTTGCAGATTCGCGCCGGATTTGAGGTCGAATTTGAGCGCGGCGTGCCAGTCCTTCGCCGCCGCGACGCCCATGTTCAGGCGGAAATCCGCGAGCACGTCGTTACCGACCTCGCGGATGCGCGTGTTGCCGATGGGCACGTGTTGCCAGTCGTGGCCGGGAATCACCTGCGCAACCTGCGCGCCGAACGCGCCGGGCAGCGTCACGTCGTCGTCCTTGTCCACGACGTTCAGCGTGGCGATCACGGCGGAGCCCTCTCCGGCATCGGAAAGTTCCTTGACCCGCGCTGAGATCGGCTTGTAGTGAATCATAGCGGCTTGCGCATTGTGCGCGGCCAGCGCGGGCGGTTGTCAAGCCACGCGGCTCCGATGGTCAGCAGCACGCCGATGGAGACTCCCAGTAGGAGCGCGAATAGCGTGTTGGGGTCCATTAGGATTCGCCTGGCCGCGCGAACGGGATGCTGTACGGGCGGATCACGCCGTCGTCTCCGAATACGACGGGCTCCCAGCGCAGCAGATTGATGCCCCCGCCGCGGATTACCGCGTTGAACAGGGCGAGGGACATGATCTCCATGTACGGGCCGTCCGCCGTCTTCATCACGCCGTCCGGCTCCCCGATCACCCTGAATCCGTACGTAGTCATTTCAGAACCTCGGGACAAAAGACCGCGTTCCGTTCGGATGCTCGTCTTCGGCCAGCCCTTCAACATCTTCGCCGCGAACGATGCTTTGATCCATTGCTATACAGAAATCATCCGACGTTGGCAAGCGCCCGTCGAACACGATGAACTCATTCGCCCCCGCCGCCCGCCCCTCGTGCAACACGGAGACGTTCTGCGCGAACTTAGTTTCCGTCCGCGCGATCACCAGCGATCGTATCTCCGGCGTGGACCACGGCCCGCGCTCCACGCCGGAGACGATGCGCTTTGCGAGCGCCGCCGCGCCCTCGCCCTCCGCGCGGCCTTCGACGATTGCGCGGAAAATCGCATCCGTCGTCTGCCGATCCAGGTCAATCAGCCCGGCGCGCCGCCCGCCCGTGATGATGATCGCGCGCGCCACGGGATCGGGCAACCCTGTCGCAATCCCCAGGTCGAATCCTGCGGCGCGCAACGCAGTTGCGACCTCTTGTGCGGCGGTCAGGTAGTGCGCCTCCAGCAGCGGCGCCAGCGTCGGCATGGAACCTGATTCGCGCGCCGCTGCGGCGATGCGTCCGGCGATCACCGCGTCCTCGCCGACCTGCTTGAGCCCGCTGTCCTCCAGCACTTCCGTCGCTACGCGGGCGATCCAGGCGCCAAGCTCCGCGCGGAAGAACTTCGCCAAGCGCGGCGTGAGCGCGTTGGACAGCGCCACGAGTTGCGCGTCCATCATGCGCATGACGCGCACCTGCGCCAGCGTTGGCCGCGCGCGCGTCGCCCGCTCCGCCACCAGTTGCTCGCGCAGCGTCTCGTTCTCTTTGCGCTCCGGCGGGGGCAAGCCGCGTTGCTCTGCGGGCTCTTGCTCCAAGCGCGGAGATGGCGCCTGCCCGCGCGGCTCGGGGATGATTGCGATGCTGCGCAGGTACACGTCGTCGGTATCCAGCGTGTCAATGCCGATCTGCCGCTGCGCCTCTGCGACGGTGATGAAGCCGGCCAGGACGCCGCGCGCCATGCGCTCCACGATCATCCCGCGATCCTCTTGCAGGGCCGCAACCTCGCTGGTATCGAACCGCACGCGCAGGCGGCCTTGGCCGGAGCCGCGAAACAGCGGGAGTAGCGAGCGCTGGATTTCAGCCGCCATGGAGGATTGTCGCGGCACGATGCCTTTCTGCCACGCCTGCTTTTCCAGTTCCTTCATGGTGGCGCCGACCTTGGTCTGCTCAAGGCCAGCGCTGAATCCGATCACGGCGGCGGGCACGCCGATCAACGCGCAGACCCGCTCTTCCGGCAGGTCGCGGATTGCGGATAGGTCCATCTCGTTGGGGGAGAAGGCGAGACGGTCAACGGTCACGGCGCGCGACGAGACAAAAGGCTTGCCGCGCCGCTCGCCGCCGGTCATGCTGATGAACCTTTCCGCCAGCGTTTTTCCTTGCTCAGGCTGAACCCCCTCGCCGTCCTTGGGGCTGATTATCACGCCGGGGATGCAGCCATTGCGCAGCAGGCTGGCGACGACGGTACACGCCTCCATGTCAATCCAGATTTCGCGCAGCGCCGCGCGGATCGGAGACAGCCCCTTGCGCGTGTTGCGCGGGTCAATGCCTTCGCGGAAATGCACAACGTCCTCCGGCTCCAGGCGCACCTGCGCGCGGCCACCGGGGCTGTACTCGTAATGGCTGATGAACTCCGACCCGTCGTCCGGCCAGCGCGGCTCCATCATCCAATGCGGAACATACCAGAGCTCCGACGGGCCGATGCCCGAGCGTACGACGATCCAGTAGGCGTTGCCCGCGACGATGAGGCTGTACATCGTCGCCTGCAAAAGCTGATCTCCGGTGTAGCCCGGATTGGGGCGTTCCAGCAGCGCGCGCAGCGGGTGCGGCGTCGCGCTCCACTCGCCCTCGCCTTTCTCGCGCTCGATCACGAGCGGCGCTTCGGGCAGGACGCGCTGAATCCACTGGACGCAAGCCATGACGACGGATGCGTCAGTCGCGTCCCCAACTTTTCGAGCGTAGTCGAACGAGTCTCCGGCGACGAGGCGATCAAAGCCGGCGCCCGCAAATCCGCCCAGGAAGCGCATTCCTTCCATCGGATGCGCCATTACGTCCAGCTTTTTTTCCTCGCGCGCGCCCCAAGGCCAAAGCTTCATTCGATCACCCATTCCACCCGCCTGCGTATCATCGGAGCGGCGCCGTATCGCACCGCATCCCAGCAGTGGTCGTTGCCCTCTTTGAGCACGGGTAGCACGTTATTGGTGAGTCTGTCCACCTTGTACGACCAGTGCTTCGCCTCATGGATCGCGCGCACACACCGCGGGTGGATCACGATGCGCGGGCGCGAGCGCAGCCATGTCACGCCGTCCTCAACCGAGCCCGGCCATTTCGGAGCGGATTGGAAAGGCCAGCCTTCGCGGCGCATGTGTGACGCCATCTCCGGGCGCGCGTTGTCGGAGCGTGTGACGTGTAGCCGCGCATCGGGCACTGCGGCGGCCATGCGCATGGGCATGTCTACGGTGTCGCAGCCGACCTCCCAATACTCGTGCTCGATCATCAGCTCGCCGCCCGGCGTCAGCCAGAAGCGCACCAGCGTTGTGGGGTCGGGATGGAAGCCCCAATCGCAGCCCTGGTAGGGGCCATCCCAGGCGCCCTCGCCTTCCGTGATCGGGTCGAACTCGGCAACGCTCCACTTGCCGGAAAGCACCTGCGCATCCGAGCGCGTCAGGTACGCGCCGCCCCAAACGTGCTCCGCTGTCTCGGGGTCCACGCGGTAGTCGTACTCCATCTCCGCGCGCAGCACGTCCGGGAACCATGGATTGTCGCGCCAGCTCACCGGGACGCAAACGCTGTCTGGAGGCGGCTCTGCGCCACGGAACAGCTTGTCAACCGGATCGTCCGGGCTGCGCGGATTCCACGGAAACCATAGCTCCGACCCCTCCATGCGGATCGTCGGGCGCAGCAGTTCCAGCGAGCGCGCACTGAGCGCCTGCGACTCCTCAATCAGCGCGACGTGGAATCCCTCAAGGCTCTTGATGGATTCAGCGGTGTGATTTTGCATCCCCTGGAAGATCACCAGCCCGTCGCCCGGCGTGCGAATCTCCGCGTCCATGCAGCCGAATTGCGAGCCCACGCCCCGCGCTTGAATCTTGTCCTCAAGCAGCCGCTTGACAGACTCTTTGAGCGTGCGCTGAACCTCACGGATGCAAACCGCGCGCAGCCCCGGTTGCAGCAGCGCGCGCATGATTAGCATCTCGCCGAAAGCGTGACTCTTGGCGCTTCCACGCCCGCCGTATGCGCCTTTGTAGCGCGAGGGCTTGAGCAGGGGCGAGAATGCGCGCGGAATCTGGAATCGAGGAAACCCTTGCGGGGCGCCGCTGGCGGGTTTGCGGGCTGCGGCGCGCATATCAGTCTTGCGTGGCGGGCGACGGCTCTGGCGGCGGCGTTGCGGTCGGGCCGTTGGGAAGCCCGGCCCAATGCGTCACGGCGGGAGCGGGCTTGCCGGCATCGCACTCCCAGAACATTCCGCGCGAGGCGTGATTGAGGCGCGCAATCGCCAACGCATCGCCCGCGCACCACACCAGCACGCGCACGCCTGGATCGGGCAGGCTGTCGGAGACGCTATACCAGGTCATGCGCGGCCTCATGCGCGGTGGTGGTCCGCTTGCGCTTCTCGACCCGCCATTTGCGGCGGTCTGCGCGGCGTTGGTTGGATTGCGCAGCGCGACGATGGGCGCGGTTTTGCGGGGTGATTGATTGCAGCACGATCAATCCTCCTTTGCAGGGTCAACGATTACGCACTCGATGCGTGTGAGGACGGGGCCGCCGCCGTCACCAGTCAGCTCAACCGACTGCGGGGGCCGGCCGTAGCCTCGATCCAGCAGGGCGTTCGCGGCTGCAACGCGCGCGGACTCCGACTCGCCCCGCTCCGCGATCTCGGCCAGGACGCGCAGAGCCAGCGGGGCGTGCTGCTTCGCCATCTCGCTGATGGTGTGCTTCTGTTCGGGCGTGGCGCGGCTCTTGGAGCCCTTGGGGCGCCCGCCTCCCGCGCGGAATCCGCCGCGTTTTGTTTTCGATTTGGTATCCACGGATCGTCTCCATACTCCGACCCTACCGTTCCATCCCGGCTGGCGTCAAGTCTCTCGGCTCGCAGTCTCTATCTCAATCACGTTACGCTTTTTGCATACGATGCGAGCGTTGATTTCATTGAGGATGATTCGGTTTGATGTAACACGATTGTTACGCGACTCGCGCATACGCCTGTATTCATTAACTATGAATCTTGTAACGGCTACACCTGCGAAAAATACCATAGGTCTGACGCGCACGCGCGCGACGCACAGGCGCACGGGCGGGCGCGGGCACACATAGACCCCTTTATTATTATTATCTTATATAGATTGTTAGTTGTTGTTGTTGGGTCAGAGACTTGCGAGTAAACGCAGGCTGTAACGTGAGAGATTGATGGAAACATCTGCCGTGATTACAGTAACATAGATCGTAAACGGTGTAGAAACCAACCGTTACGGTAGAGATTGGATTTTGCGTGGCGATCCGGCGCATAGGGCCTAAACCACATGGATTGCGGGTATTGACAGGGCGCCCCGCACCTGTGTAGTATGTAGCCGCGTAGTAATCGCTCCGGCTACGAATCACGGCGAATCATGGAGGAAAAATGCGGTTCGACAAGGTTTCTGAAATTCCCGCACGCCTGAAAGCCCGAGAGACGCGACGTCTGGGCGGGAAATATCCCTACGCCGGCATGGCCGTCGGGGACGTGTATCGCATCCAGGGGGATCGCACTGCGGTAACACGCGCGAGGGTTGCGGCCTACGCCTATTTCCGGCGCGCCGGCTGGCGGCGAACTATCGCGCAGACCAGGCAAGGCGCGGAGTATGTGTTGTACGTGGAGAGGCTTGCCGACCAGGGCGGGCGCCCGCCGCGGGACGACCATCCGATAGTGATAGGCTTGCACCGGAGCCCGGTGTTGCACGATCCGGACAGCTCGGCGCTGTACGTCAACATGCGCGTCGGGGCCGTGCTGACCAGGGCGGGGCTTCCCGGCCCATTGGCGCGAGCGGAAGCGGCGGCCAAGGAGACGGCGCGGCGCAAGGGGTGGGCGCTGCGATGCTCCATCAGCGTGGACATGTACGGCACGCGCACCCTCCGCATAGAGCGCCTGTCCTGACCGCGCAGCGCATGGCATGGTCTGTGCAATAGACCCCCACCGCCCCTCACCAGCCATGAAAAAAATCGTCCATGGCGTGATTTTTTTCCTTGACACACACCAGGCGCTCGCGTACTCTATAGATAGATAGAGATTGCAACACACACACCAGACGGAGAGACGACCATGATT